CCTAGGCCCCCTGCTCCACGCTGGCCAAGTGGATAGGTGGGAGCTGTACCGCATCGGCCAGTATTGCGACGAGCCAGTGTCCGATGGCAAGGGCGGCACCGAACCGCGCTTCACCTGCAACTTGTACCTGTCGGTGCGTGCCGATGCCCTGAAGGTGCTGCAGGACCTGGCGACCACCTTCCGCGGCATGGCCTATTGGGGCGCAGGTTCGGTGATGGCAGTAGCAGATATGCCGGAAGACCCGGTCTACACCTACTCCAACGCCAACGTCATTGGTGGCCAATTCATCTACGGCGGGTCAGCGAAAAAGACTCGCTACACCGTCGCCCTGGTCAGCTGGAATGACCCGACGGATTTCTATCGCCAGAAGGTGCAGTACGTCGACGACGCCGAAGGCATCGCGCGCTATGGCATCCAGCAAACCGAAATCAGTGCCACCGGTTGCACGTCCCAGGCCCAAGCCCAGCGCATCGGCAAATGGGCCTTGCTGACCAACCGCCTGGAAACCGAAAGCGTGACTTTCGCGGTCGGCCTCGACGGCACCCTGGCACGCCCCGGCCAGATCATTCGCGTGGCCGACAACGACCGCGCCGGCCGCCGCATTGGCGGGCGCCTGCGGGATGCGACCCTCGACAGCCTGACCCTGGATGCCGAAGTCAGCGCCACGGCGGGCGACACCATTACCTTGGTGATGCCCAACGGCAAGGCCGTGTCCCGTGAGGTCAAATCCGTCAGCGCCCCAGGTGCGGATGAGCAGTTGGTTGTGTTGCAAACCAAGCTCGACGAACTGCCCCCGGCTCAATCGATCTGGGCCATCGACTCCGCGACCCTAGCTTTGCAACAGTTCCGCGTGCTGTCGATTTCCGAAGACTTTTCGGATGACGAAATCAAATATAGCCTCAGCGCGGTCAAGCACGTGCCGAGCAAGTTCGCCGCCATCGACAACGGCGCGAAAATCGACAGCCCACCCATCACCGTGATCCCGCCGAGCGTGCAAGCGGCCCCGACCGGCGTGACGGTCAGCAATGACCATTTCGTCGAGCAAGGCAGTGCGGTCAATGTCATGACCATCGAGTGGCAGCGCCCGGCGCATGCGATTGCCTTCGAGGTCTACTGGCGTAAAAACGACGGCGAGTGGATCTATGCCGGGCGTACCGGCGGGGCTTCGATTGAAGTTTCCGGGATCTACGCTGGACGCTACGTAGCCAAGGTGCGGGCGATCAACGCCTTGGATATTGGCTCGTTGTATAGCGAGTCGGTTGAGACCGTGCTCAACGGCAAGACTACCTTGCCGCCGACGGTGGCTGCGCTGACGACAGAGTCGTTGGTGTTTGCGATCAAGGTGAAATGGCAGATTCCGCAGGGGGTGAGCACCGCGGATTTGCAGCGCACGGAGATCTGGTACGGGAAAACCGCTGATTTGGCGATGGCAGCCAAGTTGGGGGATTACGCCTATCCGCAAACCGATTTGACCATGATGGGGCTCGCGGCGGGGACGTCGTTGTTCTTCTGGGCGCGCTTGGTGGATCGCACGGGCAATATCGGACCGTGGTTCCCAGCCGGTTCGGGCGTCAGCGGGCAAGCCAGTTCGGATGCCTCGCCGATCCTGGATCTGATCGCCGGGAAGATTGGTGAGACGCAGCTGGGTAAGCACCTGTTGGACCGCATCGAGCTGATTGACGGTGTGGGCGTGGGCTCGGTCAATGAGCGCCTGGACAAGACGCGCAAGGATCTGGAAGGGCTGGTGGATCAGGTAACAGACGCGTTGCTGTTTGATTCGACCAAGGCATATGCCAGTGGTGAGTTTGTGCGGTTGGGCAATCACCTTTACCAGGCTGTTGCTTCGGTGCCTGCTGGAAATACACCACCGAATACAACCTATTGGTTGGACATCGGCACGCTTGTGCAAACCACTGCGGCACTGGCTGCACAAATACAGCAGAACTCGGCGACGATTGCTCAGCATGGCAGCGACATTAACGCACAGGCCCAGCAACTGAACGCTGTGAAGGTTACGGTTGATGATCCGGTCACGGGTGTAAGCGCTACAGCTAATGGGTTGAACACCTTGAAGGCTACGGTGACCACGCTGGATGGCAAGGTCACTACCACGGCAGAGCGGGTAGATGGCATTTCGTTGCAGGTTAACCCTTCTATGCAGGGGGACGAAGCTGGGTGGCAGGGTTCCGAACAGCAGAGCGTCGGCGTCTGGTCGATTCAGTCGGCGATTATTGAGGGCGACTTGATCCAGGGGCAGCGCACGGACGTACTGGAAGTAAAACATGCTGCGAACTCGGCAGCTGTTCAGTCTGAACAGACTGCACGTATTAGTGCCGACGGGGTATTGGGTAGCAGGATCGATACGATTATAGCGCAGACCAACGCCAACAAAGCGGCGGTCCAATCCGAACAGATTGCACGTATCAATGCCGATGGCGCTCTCGGTAGCAGGATCGATTCCGTCACTGCACAAACCGACGCCAATAAGGCAGCTGTTCAGAACGAGACCACCGCGCGTACAAATGGCGATCAGGCGCTCGGCCAACGCATCGACACCGTCCAAACCACGGTAGGTGGCCAAACATTGGCCATCCAAACCAACGCGACGGCTATTCAGACTGTGGAGGGCAAGGTCACGGCCAACTGGTCTGTGCGAATGCAGTACGACGCGGGCAAAGGGCAGTATTCCTATGCCGGTATCGGGCTTGGCTTAGAGAATGGACCGGGTGGGTTGGAGAGCCAATTCATCATCAGTGCTGATCGGTTTGCAGTAGGACAGAAAAATCAATTTCCATTTGTAATTCAGGACGGGCAGACGATTATTGCTGATGCATTTATTGGGAATGGGACTATTACCAATGCCAAGATCGGTAATTACATTCAATCTAATAATTATAAGGAGGCGGAGCGAGGTTGGAGGTTGTTCTTCGATGGAACATTCGAAATCAACGGTTCGGCGCCAGGAGCAGGAAGAATGCTGATGAATAATCGAGCGATAAAAGTGTTTGATTCGGTTGGTACCCTTAGGGTTCAAATGGGAGATTTGAGTGCATGAGTTTTGGACTTATAACATTCAATTCTACGGGGGCTTCCATTAACACAATGACAGGCCAGGCATTGCGGGTTATAGAGAAATTTTCGGTAGAGGCACTGACAAAGGGAAGTAAGGCTGTACCTGGGTATGGTCCTGCTAACGCTTATCTCTATTCGATACCCATAGGGTGGGCCGGGCAGGTAGGTGTCTCCGCTTCTCTTTTAGAGGGACAAATAGTCTGGGGCTATGAATGGTACTACCGCCCAGCTTATTTGTGTTCTAGCGTGCTAATTTTGGTGGCGTACAAATGAGCTTTGGATTAGCGGTAAGAAATTCGAATGGGGAAATCCTCGTCGACTCTACATTTTTGAATTATTCCTTGGCTGAGTCTGGTACTACGAACTGTGCAATTGGCCTCACTTCTATCCGATTCGCGACAATAATCACTTCACTCGATCCGCCTATCGCCTGCGCTGCCCAGTGGCTGGGTAAAGGACAAATAGGGGGAATCACACCGATAGGTTCGGTCGGAGCGTGGACAGGTTTTTCTGTTCGGGTGAGGCAAGCAAACATTACGTTGAAGTGGCAAGCCTATACTACGAATTTACCCCCTGATGAAGAGTGGTCTTTGTCGGTATTCAACGATGTCAGCGATAGAGTTTTTGATGCTAGTCGGAGAATGCTCACATTTTCTGGAGAGGTATCCGGTAAAGCAGAGGATTGGGTTAGGGTGAGTGGTAGTCCTTTTGTAAATGGCCGTGACGATCTCTATCACTATCGGAAGGCTCCAATTGAGAATGGGCAGTATGTAGCCATAGGGGTCCTTCCTTTCGCATTTTTTGGGATTACCAATAGCAGTCGTGGACAGGTATCGGTGGTTACGGAAGTAGGACTGGGTTGGGCTGCTAGTGGAATACCCTTACTGTTTTTGGAGTCTTTTATGGATGCGCCTTCCGGTATGTTTTTAGGTGGTATTCCTGGTGCTGTAGTTTATGACTTTCCTGCGATGCCGATTTTAAATATCTAAAAGCGCTACATGAAGCACAGCTCTAATGAGATGCCCGAGGGGTCTGCGAGATACACGATGCATTTGGCGTTATTTCACTTGCACCTGAAGGTAGTGGGTGGAACTACAGCGTGAGAGTGAGGAGGGAATGAGCATTGGACGCTAGCAGTGCTCTAGTCATAACGGTTAAGTTAAAAAAACCGCAGCCCTATGAGTTGGCTAGGTTCATTTTCTCTGCATCGTGAAGTCGGATAACAATCCCAGTAGTGGCCCCTGCTGTTTTTAACAGATGACTTATGTTTTTAACGTCCGCCGTCGTGCGGATTTTTTTTGCTTTTTTTTGGGAGCTTCAAATGGCACGACAAGAAATTGATCTGGGTACGCGCCCCAGCGGTGTGGGTGGTGATACTCCACGCAGTGCGATGATAAAGCTCAATGCAATGACCGCAGAGTTATATCAGGGCGACGCTTTGGCCAAAGCCAGCGGCTGGGGAGCAAGCGCTCCTATCTCTATGAAACCTACAGATAGCGCCGATGCCCTACCGGCCATCAATGGTTTGTTCATGTTCGGCAATGGCGGGGCTTCGCTACCGTCGAGCTATGTTTTTATCATTCAAACCGTAAGTAGCGCCGGTGGAGGATATGTACGACAAACCGCTTTCGACTTGCTCAGTGAGCGCGAATGGAGCCGGCAATATGCCCAGGGAACTGTAGCTAAACCTTGGCAAAGTGGCATATATGGCGAGTTGGATATTGACGCAGCACTCATGGTGCGCCGTCGTCTCAAGATCTTTAATCCCTATACCTACGTTGCCAATATCGATGATGTTTCTATTGCTCAAGTTCAAGGGTATGGGTACGTCTCGCTGAATACCGCAGGCACCATACCCTCTGGATATGCCTATGGAGTCGTCAACACGGTCCTGAATCCAGGCGACCAAGTGTTTCAGGATTTCGTAGGTTTGACTGGTCTTCCAGGCGCTACCCAGAACGCATATAGGCGTACGGGTTATGGCACCAGTGAAACGCGCTGGGGTCCTTGGCGATTGGTCATGGACAGTGCCAGTGCACTGCAACCGGTAAATGATGGTGAGCGCAGCGGGTTGATGGACCTGACCATGATGAATGGTAATGCTGCCGTATGGCGCTACAAGAACGGGAAAGTCGTCATGCATATCTGGACCGGCACAAGTGTGACGCTGCAGCCTGGGGACATTATCACCCAAATCGTTGCGCTTCCGATCCAAGTTGTCGATCCACGTTTCGCCGTATGTGAGGTTAATTTCCAGCCGACCATTAGTTATGACCATTTCGGAATCACCACAAAATGGGTCAACGCAGACGGTGGTTCAGTAGGATTTAGTTGCCGCAACGGTGCAACGGCGCAGCAATTTACAAACTTCAAGGTACAGGTAGTGGGGGCTTGGAAATGATCATTATCAAACTGTTTGCCGTTCTGATGGATGGCGAGTTGACGGCTAGCCTTGAGGGTGAGCTATTGACCGTTGGCGAAGATGTCTTGGATCTGTCGTTGATTCCCGACGGTTATCAAGTCAAGTCCAGCGACGTCGAATGTAAATGGTTGGCACCCATGTCGGTGATTGAACGTAACAACGGCGTGTTGAGCTTGACCCTCAAGCTGCCGGTAAGCGCTGATTCGCCTGAGTTCATGCGCAACCCGGAACCGTTGGCTGTTACGCGCGAGGGGCCTGTTTCTATTCCAAGAGCGCCGGTTATTGCTGCACCGGTTATCAAACCCATCGAGGTTGATGTATGAGCCTGATAAAACTTAACGCCCTTGAGAAAATTGGCAGTGTCGCCGAGGACGGCGAGCTGATCAGGACGAAGGCAGTCGCTTATCTGCAATCAACCGACTGGCAGGTGATCGCCAAGTATGAGCGTGCCCGACCAATTCCTGATGACGTCATGCAAAAACGCAAGGCAGCCTTGGATATCGTCAGCGGTGTATCCAATGTCGAAACTTGACTGTTTTTCGCGCGTTTTTATCATCTGGAGATCTTAATGATGATGACACCGCAGCAGTTACTACAGATCCTCCCCGACGCCGGCCGCCAAGCCGGCGTCTTTGTTCCTGCCTTAAACATCGCAATGCATACGTATGACGTTATTACCCCGTCGAGGATGGCTGCCTTTATTGCCCAGGTTGGGCATGAATCTGGACAGTTGCGCTGGTTGAAAGAACTTTGGGGGCCGACCGCTCAGCAGGCGAGGTATGAGGGGCGCACTGATCTGGGTAATTCGGCGGTGGGGGATGGTTTCAAATTCCGCGGCCGAGGCCTGATACAGGTCACAGGGCGGGCTAATTATGCTGCCTGTGGCGAGGCGCTGGGCCTGGATTTACTTGGTCATCCGCAGTTGCTGGAGCAACCTCGATGGGCCTGTGAATCCGCCGCCTGGTTCTGGCAAAGCAACGGGCTCAACGAACTGGCTGACAAAAACCAGTTCACCACCATTACCCGGCGTATCAACGGCGGACTCAACGGCCTGGAGAACCGCTTGCAGTTGTGGGCGCGGGCGAAGGCGGTGCTATGCGTTTCCTAAGTGTGTTGCGGTGGATCGGCATAGGCCTGCTCATGGCGCTGGTGTGGCAGTTGCAGGCCTGGCGATATGGTGCGCAGCTGGAGCATCAGGCCGCTTCCCATTTGCAAACGTTGAACCAGCAAAACCAGGCGGCGCTGAGCCAGCAGAGGGCGGAACAGGAAAAGCGCCTGGCCCTTGAGCAACAACTCAACGCCAACGACCGCCAACACACCCAGGAGTTGAACGATGCCCAACGCAACCAAGCTGCTCTGCGTGACCGTCTGGCCACTGCTGATGTGCGGTTGTCAGTCCTTCTCGACGCCGCTGATTCCGCCAGTGGCTGTACAGTGCCAGCCACCACCGCCCCCGGCAGCCTGGTTCATGCAGTCCCGCGAGCCCGACTTGACCCGGCGCATGCTCAGCGAATTATCCGCATCACCGACGACGGCGACAGCGCCCTGATCGCCTTGCGTGCTTGCCAGGCGTATGTGCAGGCCGTCGCGCGTTAGTCTCTTGATGCACTCCGTATCTTGCATGGTCGATAAGCTCCTGTAGGGTAGGCGAACCCCTCGCTCATTCCTGGAGAAGACCGTGAAGGAAATCACTCAACTGGCTGCCGACCTTGGTCGTCGTTTGCAGGTGCTCAACGCTCACGTCACCACTGCCGAGTCCTGCACCGGCGGCGGGATTGCCGAGGCCATTACGCGGATACCGGGCAGTTCGGCCTGGTTCGAGGCGGGCTATGTCACCTATTCCAACCGGCAGAAGACGCGGCAGTTGAACGTGCCGGAAAAACTTTTCTCCAAAGTAGGCGCCGTCAGCCAGGAAGTGGTGGAGGCAATGGCCCGTGGCGCGCAGGAAAAAAGCCTGGCGCGATTTGCCGTGGCGGTTAGCGGTATTGCCGGCCCGGATGGCGGTTCGCCGGACAAGCCGGTCGGTACTGTCTGGCTGGCCTTTGCAGTGGGTGACGAGGTCACGGCCGAGCTTGCGCACTTTCCCGGCAACCGCGATGACGTCCGCCGACAAACGGTAAAGGCCGCGCTGGAGGGCTTGTTGCGACGAGCTGCAGCAGAAATAGAAAAACAGGGGTAGGCGATCCCGGATCTTTGTGGA